TCCCCAGCGTCAGCCGTGGCATCTGATTCATCCCACGTTGACGGGATCGTGCCGGGGTCGGCCTGGTCGCTCCACTTCACCATATACGGGTAGTTCGTGCTGCCTTTGGTGACGTTCAGCGCCACCAGGCTATTCTTGTACGTGCGAACAGAAACCGCCTTCATGCTGGCGGTCCAGTTCGTCAGGTCCGCCGCCTTCCCCGTCCCGGCCCACATCTGCGGGGCATCGGTGCCGTTGTTCAGGATGGCGATGCCGCCCAGGACGGTGCTTGTCCAGCTATTGCGGGTCGCGGTGTAGTTCACATCGACGCCGGCGCTTTGCCGCGTGATGTTCGTATGTGTTGGGGTGTCAACTACGTCGTATAGCTTCGTCGCGCCAGCATAGAGCCAGTGGCGGGTCGAACCGACCAGCAAGGGCATTACGTGATACGGAACGACAGACGGCGACGGGTACAGATCACGATAGCCCAGGACTTGCCGAACGGTGCCGTCGATGAACCGGATATTGTTCGCGTCGGTCCAGTAACCCGGTGGCAGTTCGTGCTGCGACAGGTCTTTATTGATCCCGTTGCCGATGCCGGTGATGCGAACAACGGTCATCAGTAGCCCCGCAGGATGTTCGACCGGATGCTTGCCATGTCGGTGCGCAGCGTCTGCTGCCCCTTCGTGCGGGTCGTGTCGCTCTGCGCCTCGCGCATGGCGTTTTCAAACAGGCCGTTCCACATTTCCAACTTGCTCGTATCACCCGTGTACGGTGCGGACGCGACCAGCGTGCCATACAGGTAAATGTCGGGATAGCTGTCGAGAACCGTGTTCGTCAGCGTGGTGGCGAGGTCGAACGATGCGAGGTAACGCAGGGTGTAGGTGTACGCCTGGTCTGCGGGGTTTTCTGTGGCAATCGTCGCCCCGTCCACGGCGTAATAGCTGCTGGCGCTGTTCCACGTAGTCACCGGCAGCGACTCGGCGTTGCAGTACATCATTTCAATGCGCGGCAGGTAGGTCGTGAGCCACAGCGCGACGGGCGTGCTAAAGCGCGTAGGAACCGCCATCGTGCGCGATCCGACCGTCGCCGTAAGCGTCGATTCCGCTTCCTGCTGCAGCAGCGAGAGCTTGCGGTTGATCTTCGACTCGCACATGCGAATGAAGTCGGGAATCTTCGCCGTCAGGTCGGTGCGGTGCAGGTAGCCGGCCTGCCCGTCCAGGGCCGTCACCAGTTCGGCATAGGTCGTGATGCTCATGCTATTTCCAATTTACGGGGTCGCCCGCGCCGGGGTTTTTCCTGCGGCTTTGGTTGCAGCAGCGCAGCAATGGATGGTCGGCGCTTCCAGCCGTGCAGCTCCAGATACGTCTGGTCTGCCGTGGTGTACGCATATTGGGGCGTCTCCCTACCCGGCTTGTAGTAGGCGATTGCCACGATTACCGCCCGAATTGGAACGTCACGTTAAAGCCGATGTTCCCGACCGATGCGACGGCCCCTTGCACGACCCGGATGCCCGAGCCGGGATGCACGATGACCGGCAGATCGCGGTCCACCAGACTGAGCGAACTGGCATAGGTGCCCGTCGTTTCCTCAGTAAACACCGTGTCCCAGGCGATCACCGCGCCGGCAGTTGCGCCGCCGGATGGGGTCAGCCGTGCCGTGATCGAGGCGTGCAGCGCCACGCCGGAGGCATTGGAGCTGATCGTGCATGCCGTCGTGTCCGCGCCCTCTGCGGTCGCCGCCGTTCCACCCGTGCCGACAGCGGTTGTCCGCGTCAGGAGCAGATCGACCCCGAGAACACCCGTTACCGCCGCCGCGCCGGAAACGACGGGGCGCACGGACTTGACGAACAGCGATTCCCCGGTGCCCGCCGCGTTGAACAGGTCGAAGTAGACGAGGTTAGCGCCGACCGCTTGCTTGGGAACAAAGAGACGAAAATAAGCCATGATCTACCTTTCAGTTTTCAGGATCAACGCACCACGCCCAAGGATTTGAACGTCGCGCCCGTTTGCCGCAGCCCATTCGTGGACTTTCTTGGCGTAGTTGTTGTCTGTCTTTATGTCGTCCACGACAATCGCCTGACACCGTGGAGCGATGTGTTCGAAGAACTGCATCCGCGTCCCGTACAGCCTGGGCGGGCCGTCGCAGAAACCGAGCGCGAATTTGTTTGGCAAGTCGAACTTGTCCAGGTCGTACCAGAAGTCCTTGAGCGGCGCGTAACACACGCCGACATTCGATACGCCCGCTTCTTCCAGCAGCGCAACCGTCTGCGCCGCGTAGTTGGGCAAATGCTCCAGCGAATACACCTTGTCCGAACTCGACGCCCCAAGCACAACGCTCGACAGGCCCGACCCCGTTTCGATGATCGGACCCCTGCACTTGATCGCTACGCCGGCGCACAGCGCAAGCATCCCCGGATCGGCGGCGTAGTTGTTGCCGTAATACTTGGCGATCTCGTTGTAGTCGTCCTCTGTCGCCACGCCATCCCGAAGGCGGGGGACCACCGTCTGCAATGCGGTGCCAGTAATGCGCCTCAAGTGCGCCCCCAGGCTGTCGCGCACCACGATCTGCGCCGTGTGCCCGAGTCGCAGTTCCGCGTCGGCAAAGAGCCTCCCGCCCATTGCCTGCCACTTGTTGCAGAACGCTATGTCGCCGCCCCACCGTGTGCCATGCTCATCGGGGTCGGGCCGGTCAAAAACCAGTGCGGTCAGATAAATCTTGTCCCAATACTTCGGGGACTGCGCGGCGATCTGCTCCAGAACGTGCCGCTTGATCTTCATAAATCCGGTCGGTAGCCCCTCGACCTCCAGCAGGCCATCGTGAACCTTTGCGTCGTCCTTCATGCGCACCGGCATCGTCTCGCCGCCCTCCCTGCGGTACGGGTACACCCCGCCCACCAGATCAAGGTCGCGCCCGCACAGTTGCACCAAGTGCTTCGGCTCCCAATCAACATCCGCGTCGAGGAACACCAGTTCGGTGCAGTCCGATTCGAGGAAGTCGCGCACGACGGCATTGCGTGCATCGTCTACGTGGCAATTGCCCTGCAGGAGCAGATATGCCGACTGAATGCCCGCATCTGTCAGGGCTTGACGACTGCGTGCAATTGAAAATGTGTACGCCGCGCTCGGCGTGTCGTAACTGGTCGTTGCCAGTAGAACCTTTTGCCCCGCTGCTGGCGGGCCTTCGTCAAAGAATAGATTGCTCAAAAGAGAGGGAGGGGACTTGCGCCCCCTCCGTTCCGTTAGGTCGTAACGATCAGCCCGAGCGTGACCAGAGCCGCCATGATGCGGTTGACCTTCGTCTCGTTCAGAGTCGTCGTCGCCGTGCCGGTGTTCGGCCAGGTGACGCTAGGTTTGACGACCGGAGTCGCCCCGAAGAAACCGACCTTTTCAGTTGCCGATTTGCCGACTTGCGCCCCTGCGGGCGCGCCATCGGTCACTTGCTGATAGTCTTGTGCAGCCATGATGCTTCCTTTCTTTGGTTAGTTGGTGATGCGGCAGGCCCACTCGGGGCGCAGCGTCTTGAAGCCGTACAAGATGTCCAGCCGACAGAGCAAGCGATCATTGACAATATCGCTTGCCATCCACACGCGGAGCGAGAGGCCGTCCATCGTCTTGCGGACGCACTTGTGGGAATCGTCCATGAGCGGCAGATCAGCAGTGACGAATGTCGCAAAATCGCGGTGATACGCAAGAGACTGCTTGTAGGCAGTAGCCGCTGTGCCGGTGAACGTCATCGTCTCCGAGTCGAAGTCCGCGACAACGCTTGCGCCGCCAGTGGCATTGCAGACGTTCTGACGCGGGCCGGACCAGTAGATCGTCGGGGACACCGTGATCGCGCCGGTAGACGCTGCGGTGGCGACAAACTGCATGAGCTGCCCGGTGCTGGCCTTCGTCTCGGGGTGAACCGCAAACACCTTCGGCAGGGTGAACACATCGCCAGCATTGATGTTTCCATCGGTGCTGTTCATCGTGATCGTCGTGCCGCCGTCGGTCGTGCCCGAGCTAGACGAAGTTGCCACCGTCACATCGGAGCCAACGGTGTGCGAATACGTCCGTTCGTTTTCGTACATATCGAACCCGCCGATGCGCCCGTAGTAACCCTCTGCAAACGCCTTCGACACCTGCCTGTCAGGATGGAAGATCGACTTGTTGCCGTTGGCGATTGCCGCCATCGTGCGCGAGTCCAACTGCACCGACCGCTGGTTGTCCATCGGTGCCAGGAACTG